GGAACATAAATTTCTAAGTGATTGTCGTTAAGCGATAGCCTCGAGCCCTTTTCTATCCACTAAGTTTAGCATTTTGAGAGCCATTCCACTGGGGTGCTTATCACCGCGTTCCCATTGTTGCACTGTGGAGGGGCTCGTGTTTAAATACAGTGCAAAGACGCCCTGACTCACGTTCTCGCGCAAGCGGAGTCTTTTTATTTCTCGAGGAGAAAAATCCTCAACAGGCGAGAGGCATGCCGCATCAAATTCATGCATGGTTTTTGCGTCAATGAGCCCTGCCTTGTGTAGATCTTCTGCTGACTCATGCACCACTTCTAAGATTGACTTTTTCATAATACCACCTCGAACATACTGCCTTCGCGTATAGCTTTGGCTAGCTCACCATCGCTAAAGCTAAAATATTGCTTAGCCAGTTTTTTCAGGGCCGCCTCTTCCTTTTCGGTAATGTTGGAGCGGACATTTTTCTCATATCCATAGATAAAAAACACGTGGTTGGTAGCCCTAAAAGCCACAATAGTGCGCGTTCCGCCGCTTTTCCCCCTGCCATCAATGGCGATCCGCTTTTTTAAAACACTGCCTCCTAAATTGGCGTCATACAGGCCATGGAGGATTTCATGAACCGCTTCCTTTAACTTTCTGTCTGAGACCCCAATTTCTTTTGCCCAGCGATGAAAAGCCTTGTTCTTGAAAATCCGCATTTAATTCCCACTCTTCCCTATGCTTTATACTATAGCACTAGGTGTTATATTGTTTCAAGCCAAAAACACCTGACTACTTGTCTTGGAGGAGAGTTTTGTGCAGCTATCTTTTCTGCTTTAAGAAGTCGGAGAACATACCTCCAGATAGGCTCTCAATTTTCTCGACAGTAGCCCTGAAGTTGTCTGACGAAGCATCGTTGGCTACCTCCATATTTGGGACGACATACGCTTCGATGAGCTCTTCGGCTTTAACGATTTTAAAGAAGTGGGTGGGGACTGCAACGTCGTTGTTGCCTATCACTCGGTAGCGCACCCATCGCTCACCCTTGTCGTTTGTATTCGGCAGAAAGAGAGGGCCTGTGATGACGGTTACTTTTCCATACTTATTCGTGAGCTCACGCACGTGCTTCTCAAGCCTAGCCCAAAAGCCGCGGTTCAGTTGCGGCAGCTGCGGGGCTGCGTTGCTCAGGATGAACGTCGCCTTCATTGCCTCTACGCTCTTGTGGTTTGCGGCCGCCGCCATGTGGCCACGATCGAAGCCAGAGCCTTTATAATCCTCGAGCGTTGCGCGTGCTTGCACGGGGAGGCCAACGTCGGGCTTAAAAGAGATGCCAGCTCGCTCGGCGTCACCGCTGATACTTTCTCTTGTCAGCTCCTCGATAACCCAGGCAGCTGCGCGGGTGCGCCCGTCATATCCGATCACATAATCGCCACGATTCAAGATAAAATGAGACTGCGGAAGCGCTGTAACTTCAGCAAGCGAGGCGACTGAAATGAAAGCGCACGCCAAAACTGAGTAAATGACTTTACTCGACAAGCTCATTACCTTACTCTTTTCGTGATTAGCTATGGGGGTTGGAGCTACGCAATATGCAAATCAGGTTTGCGCACCTTAACTCTTGAACATTTCCACAACCCACCTGTAATGTAGTGACAAACCACATTATTGCACAGGAAAGACAATGGCTCGCCCAAAAGAAATGGAAAACGGAGTACGCGTTTCTGTCGTCATCGACCAAAAACAACACGACTGGTTAAGGCATATGGCGATCAAGATGTCTTCGAAAGAGGGGAGACAAATTGGCATTAGCGAAGCTATCCGCATGGCGGTCGCGGCTGCGTACCCTGTGCCGAAGAACGGGCAGATCGACATGTTTACAAAGAATTGACCGTTCCCATGGAGACAGGCAGCATAAGCCGCAAAACCTCCATTATTCAGAGTGAAAGCTATCGGAATAATCGGAGAAATGGTGCACCATCCTTACCGCAAATTCGGGTTGGAAGTCATTCGGCTCCTATATTCATTTCTTATCCTTTCATAGTACGCGACGCGGTTCAATGGGTTCATGCGGCGAAACGTTCTAATCAATAGCATCCGCCAGGACTTAACCCGACCATATTTTGGTGGATGTGCGGCAATGTCAACTTCGAGGTCTTTAATCACACTCTCGACGTCAATGCAACGATAGACATGCCTCCACCTATCAATATTCTTCGTCTCAATGCCCACAAACTTCTTCGCATCCTGGTCATAACAGAGGGGGTCGTGACCAAACTTCATCTGATACCGCGTTCGTTTCTCCAGCTGCCTCTTCTCCAGCTTCTCCTTTTTTCGCTCCAGTAGAAATGCGCTACAATGCGTAAAGATCGTGTCCCTGTGAACGCCCAGTTGTTTTGCAGCGGATACGATGGTACAGTCGGCATCTAGTAAAAGGCGCAGTTTGGAGAGGTCTATCGGTTTTCTAGGCCTTCCGCCTGGGTGTTTGTTGGTCGGATCTATCGTCATTCTGTCGTTACCTACTGATCATCATCCTATGCACCCCATGACACGCGCGCGTTTACGGGGTCGAAAACTTATCAATGGCTATATGCAACAAGACCCAAGTTTTGGATCTCATACACAGACGTGTCGCTTTGCATGTGTATGGAGTCCAAATCAATGCTCGCATGGACGCTTCAAGAAACTCATGAGCATGACAAAAGTCGGAAAACTCAAAATAGTCGGAAAACTCATCAAAACATCCTTTATGGACTCTGAAAAGCGCGCCCTCTTCACAGGGAAAACAACACCGATAATCCGAAAACTCATCATTCCGAAAAACGTCGGAAATCTAGGATCAATACGCTCAACCTTGTTGCGTAACCACGGACTTTTTCTTTTGCCAATACTTTATCATGCCGTCCTTCGCTGCCTGCCGGCACCGTTCCTTACCTTCCGCCGTCCTCGCACCCGTGCTTAGCCCGCCGTGCATTCGACAACGACCATTGATCGGCTTGTCCGTTTTGGGATTTACCACGGCCTTTGCCTTGCACTCGTGTCCATCTCGGCAGCGGGCGCCGCATTGTGGGCGATTGCGGCGCCTCCGACTCGGATGCTTCCAATTGGTAGCGTGGTATTGCTCTAATCGTAGTTCTCGTTTCAAATCCCAAGCTTTATAACCCGTATACATATGCACCTCATGACGCGCGCGCGTTCACGCTTGACGAAACTCAACACTTGAATCTCACAAAATGTCCTTCAATAGATATCACCATGCTTAACCAAATCCCTTTAGGAAGTCTCGGCCTTCGTTGATCATCTTACGAACGGAACGAGTCTCGGCAATCGTTTCTTTAGAACGACGGCCGTGCTTCCAGTTCGCCATCTTTTGCCTCAACCTACCGTCTTCTGTTTTTGGTCCTGGGTTGTGCTTTGGGGTTTTCCCACCGTGCAAGCGACACTTTCCATTGGCCATTGCTGGCTGACGACACGGTCGATGACTGTTTGTTCTGGCTTTTGCTCCGCATTCTCTCGACATGGGGTTACCTCGCTAGTTTTTTTCGCTGACCCTCCCCCGGCCACCATGTTGCCGCCAACGATTGCCTTGCCGCCATCATTTACCTGGACGTGTTGCACGATGACCTTTTGCTCTCCTTTCCTGCGATAGCGCATAAGAGCCTCTAAAGTCTCATGCTGAAGCCGCAACAGCTTAATCCCATTATTGAGGTCAGGATCTTGATGATAACGCATGTCCGCATCCATCGCCCTGTTAAGAAATCGAACTCCAAGTGCATGAAGCGTTGCTATCTGAGCACAAAGCATCCCTTCCACATAGTCTTGAGGTTGCAATTCGTATATTGCCTCATAAATCAATTCACCTTGATCAATATCATTAGCGTGAAAAAGTTTAGATGATTTATTCATGAGATTAATATGAAGTTTTTCGAAATCAGTCCCTCCATATTTCTTTAGAGTTGGTTTACGCTCAAAATAAACAGGCTTTTGATCCTTTTTCTCTGCGACAGTAGTGCTCATATTGCTAGTATTTTCAGCTATGGATGCTTCCCGATTCATCGTCGTGACCTGTGGTATCTGTGCTGTCGATACTACCTTTTTCTTTGTCTTCATCGCCATAATGTCATTCCTGTACTTATTTTTTCTGCTACAGCTGGCCTTAAAATTCTCGGTGATACGAAGGGGCCGGCGGCGCTCTATTAACGGAGCTTTGTACCGCCTTTGAATAAGCATTCGCTTTTAGCCGATCGAGTTTTTCTTTCGTCATGCTTGGCCTTGCCTCTTGCAAACTAAGCGCAAGGATGCGAAAGGCGTCACACCCGTGTGAAGCTTCGTTGTGCACTGGCGCGTCCTTCCAGCATCCGTTTTTGTCGTCCCAGCCTCTTTTATAGCCTTCCAACATCCGTATACCGACCGAGCAGCTTTCTTGAGCGAAGATGCAACGATTGAGGATGTTTCGAACAGCATCAATACCGTCGATAAGCGGAAGGGAAGGGGTTTGCGTGAAGTTGATGCCGTGGTCCCTTGCCACCTCTATCCGAGACGCGCCGTGAATATATTCATGCACCGCTATGTCATGCGGACCAAAATGCTTGCCGTATGTATAAGACTTGTCTTTTACTAGCTTTAGATAGTGTGTGAATGGCTTTCCACTATCCTCATGGTATTCGAGCAGGTGAATTTCCTGGCCGGCAACCTGAAACCACCAAATGGCAGTGCTATCAGAAAATCCGAGGTCCCAAGCGGTAAAGACGGGCAAGCTTTCCTCGTGATAAACCTTTCGGATTCGGCCTTCGTTTCTTGCCCTTGTCATGAGAGCACCATAGTATAGGCCCTCGTTAGCTGTGGCGAAGCTTTCATCGGGTGTTGCCGGAAACTCGCGCTTCATGTCGAGGCCCTGCGTCGCTGTCTTCTTTACATACCAAGCCTTCTGCCTCGGTGTGAGCTTGATCTTTTCGTTTTGCTCTAGTCCGTCGAAGTAGTCTTTAAGATCTTTTGGAATCGGCACACCCTCGGAATCGATGCTGTAATCTGGATGCTTCCACCAAGGGAAAAACCAAAACTTGTAATCGAGCTTTGTAGGTGATTGCTTTGAGTCCTGTGCCGCCTGAGCGATCTTGCACATATCATAAAATGCCCCTGAGCGACCTTCTGCGGTGCTTTCGATTGTGACGTACTGCCCTGCTGCAATCGTGTTTAAAGAGCCAGTGGCTATCTCACGAGCCTTTTCAGGGTACTTTGCGCAGATTTTTCCGAATTCGCTAATGTGAAGATACTGCAACGTAGATCCACGCATACTCGTTCCCACGCGTAGCAGCGAACCATTGTTGAACTGGAGCTCCCTCGCATTGTCCATGTTAACAGAGAGAAGGGAGCGCAGCTCAGGCGACAGATTCTCATACGCAAATTTCACTCGGCGGAAAAGCATTTCAGCGTCTTCTTTGGTGTGAGCGATGATGCCGGCAGAGCAATTGCTATTGAATAGACAGCGATCGAGGTAGAGAAGGCTTATAAACGTGCTGATGCCTAGTTGTCGAGCCTTCAAGATGATGTTGCAATACCAGAGACCGTGGTAAAGCTCCTCTTGAGCCCAGTTCAGTTTAAAGCGGGTTTTGTTCCCTTCCTTGTCGATGATGAAGTAGAGATTGTTAAGCCTCCACAGAGGATCCCGAAGGTTTTTCTCGGCTTCTTCTAGGATATCATCTTTCATTTACCAGGTCCTTCGACTCTCCATCAACCCTCTGCAACAAGAATGCCAATGGGTTGGCGGCGTCACCGGAAACTTTTGACTCCTGCTTGTCCGCCCATCCATGAGCGTTAGCCAGGACGAACTTAACGATGCTGCCATTGTATGTTTCTTTGAGTCCGCCATTGACGAGGCGCGATTCCTGCCGTGCTTTCGCCAGAGCATACGCTCCAGAAAACCTATCGCTTTCATCCGCCCATAAGGACATGAGGTCGGGGTTAATGTCCTTATCAAGGCAGAAGTCTTTAAACCAGATGTTCTCTGGATTTTTCAGCCATTCCAAGAGCTCATCGGCGAACGCATCGATTTGCTTATTTGTGTACTTCCGCGGCCTTCCACCCTCGCCATTTGTGTTGAAAGGCGCATGACCTTTAGGCGCCGACATGTTCACCTCGGATGCAAAAGTTAAGCAGACAGTCTATCGCTCCTTCTTGAAGATGAAATTCGAGTTTTTCGGGATCTAAGTTACAGACTTTTTTACTGCCTTTAAGAAATTCCTTGCAGTACTCTACGTCGATTCCCTTGTCCCGCAGGTTAGTGTAAATCCTGTATGCTCTGATCCCTGCCATGCTAAGTTTGTCTTGCCATTTCTGTATTTCTTCACCTGTCATTTTATCGACTGCAAAAAACCAATTCATGGCGTTGTCATACAAGAGAAACAGCTCGCATATAGCTGCGTGTTCGGGCTGTGTCGTGTAGCGTTTATAGCTTTCAAAGCGTTCCCTCACTAAAGCCGATTTGTCGGTAAAAAACTTCGATCTCTCTTTAAGATAAGTACTCATTGTGACACCTCAAGTTATCATTTAACTTTATACGCCTTTTCTGGAGAATTTGGAAGCACTGGCCGGCAACTTACGTGGCGGCGGCGTGATCCATTTTTTTTGCGCTAGCTCTTTCAGTGCTGGAGCCGGCTTCGAATTGGAGGCCGCTACCGCCGCTTCTGTCACTTTATCGCTCGGCTTTGTGGGTGAAGCCGCCGGCGAAGCCTGCTGTGGTCTTGGAGGGCAAACAATTGGGCGTCTCGTGTCGGCAAGCCGCGCCTCGACGAAAGCCTTGCCTTGCTCGCGCAGCACCTTCATGAATCCCGACTGCCGCTCTCGCTCGGTGAATACAACGAACGGGTAGCGTACAGGCTCGCCAGTCTCGTGGTGGATTCCCTTTTTGCCCGGCATGTTGAAGAACCACGCATCGCCTTTCTTGGTTACGTAGATGCCGAGGATGTCGATTCCAGCATCAACAAGCCGGACTCGCATCGTCCCGCTGAGAAAGTTTTTCTCTGGCTCGTATTCAAGTGGGTAGAAATCTTTTATTTCGATCATTTTAGCCTCCTTTTTTTGATGTTTTTCCATACGCTCCGCTAAACCTATCAATTTTTTTAATCGAGTCCGTTGAGAGTGTGTTGAGGGTGTGTTGAGTCTGTTGAGTTTTGTCTACAGACTCAACACACTTTTTATATAAATAATAAAAGTGTGTTGAGCTATCCATATCTCTGATACTCTGCCATTTATATATAAAACTCAACAGACTCAACAGACTCAACAGACTATTTTGGCTAGTCGAAAAAACAGCAGGAAAAGCGTCACAAAACGTCAAAAACGGCTGATTTTTCGTATTTTCCTGCCCAGTAGCTGTTGTGACGGAAAAAGTCTGTTGATGTGTTGAGTTGGTCATTATTTTCCCGATTTTTCCATCATTTTTGTCACTACTTTCAAACATTCATTAACATCCGGCAATGTTCGTCTTCTATGGCCCATTACCCTTTGCTCAAAGCCGGCCTTGTTTAATAACTCGCCCAATTTATTAACTGGCGTTGGTTTTGGTCTCATTGGCGACTTAACCGTTTTTTGCCATTCTGTGTATGCTGTCGTTAGCACCCCATTAAAAAACTCGTCTCCTTGAACCCAGGGTTCCCACTGGATTTTGCATTGTGGGTCTGTCGGCTTGAGCCCTAAGATCATTTCGGAGTGACAACACTCTTCCAGCCACTTTCTGGCGTCGTATGGATTAATTGATTGCCGTATCATTTCATCTTTAGCGGCATTGTCCTTTGGCACATCTCGCGCCGGGACGAATTCCTTTACATCGAGATTTAGCAGTAGATGAAGAAACGCCTCTCTGCCGCCATTATTTATTTCTTCGTATAGGGCGCGGAAATATTCTACATCGCCACGTCGATGCGGACTTACCTCCAGTATCCAATATCTGGCGTCTGCCTCTTCAACGTAGGCAATATGGTCATGGTTGCTTGTTAGAAAAAAGTTAAAAGCGACCGGTAGTTGGACGGTGGGGACTCCCTTAGCTTCAACAGCAAGACGGCTTGCTGTTGCCAGAGACTTCATAGCGTCGGCCGCTTTATGGTCACCGGAAAAAAAAGCTTCGTCCAAAAACACGAGAGACTTCCCGCGGAGAGTGTCATTGAATCGACCAGTTACTTTGTCCATGTCGGATGTCTGAAACGCACTGGGTCCATATATTGGGACGAGGACATGTTCCAACAATGATCCTTTGCCGACCTGTTGCTCCTTGCTTTTGAGGGCAACAATAACGCGGGACGGATGCCCGATATTTTGAATCTGCCATGCAAGCAGCTTGAGGAATGCGGTGTTAGCTTTTTCATCACCAGCGCAGACGACTTCTTCAATGTGGTTGAGAATACGCTGACAACAGCCTTTTTTCGGTTGAACACCCAGGCCGGTATATAGATTGTAGGTGTCCTTGCTGACCTCTTTGTTTGTGAATGCTATGTGTCTGTAAACCTTCTTACGGGTGTTGCCAGTCCAAAATTTGTCGGCGTCGACGTAAACAGGTTTTTCATCTTTATCTAATCCGACGACTACGACTTCCCCGCACAAGCGCTTTGTGAAGTCGTTGTTAGATATAGGTTGGGCGTCTCTACGATTAATTATAACGCATGGTTGCCCAGGCGCTTCCAAGAGAGCAAAACGAGAATCGAGCTTCTCCATGTTTGTGATTGTTTTTGGAATGCCACGGACAATAACCTCACGGCCGGCAGGATAATTTTTGGCCAACGTGTTGGCGCCATCCGCCGCTTCAAAAGCCTTTTCAAGGTTTTTTACATCGGCATCATTGACCTCTTGTTGCAAGTCTTGTTCTGCCAGTGCAGCGTCTTCCTTCGCCTCTAATGCTTTAAGAAATATCGGTCGGTAGTAGTCGTAGGTTTCTTTGTCTTTTCCGGTAAGATGTTCAGGTAGACTTTCTGATGGATCAAAATGTAGCGAGCTCCAGTGTAACCCACGTTCGTAACACGCAGCATAGATCGCTTCTATTTGTTGATTGGCTTTGAACTTATTTATTTCATTTGAAATAGCCTTTTGAGCTAATACCTTCTTTGTTTTTGAGCCATGCCATATGGCGTCTACGTGCTCGTGGAACCACCTCACAACATCGAGTTTGCGCTTGCCACGTCTGTACCTTTTCGCGACCTCTTCGGCTTCTTCTTTGGTTTGGAATAGCCACCCAGCAGCTGTATAAACGGCATTTGGACTATTCTTCCGCGCCGCTTCTTTCGTTAATCTAAATGTAGGATCGCCATTAACCTGAAGGAGGTAACATATGCCTGGGATGGATGCAGGGGTTGTTTCCGCTCGCTGTTCCGTTGGAATGGTTGTGGCTGCTGTTTCTGCTTGATATTCGGCTGTCGTTTCTGTCATAATGTGATCACTTGGTTAAGTATTTTTGCCGTCCTCGCATGCGTGAGGGCGGCTTTTTTATTAAGCTGTTTGCTCTCTCTTCTCTGTAAAATCGACCCAAATTTTGTGTTTCTTATAAATCTCAAATCGCGAGTTGAAGCTCGCGCCGCTAAATGCGTGGTTATCTTTCAGATCAAAAACGGTGGAGGCGGTTTTCCCTGGAGCGGAGCGGACGACGCGACCGACAGCTTGCAGGAGCTTCGTCTCTGAACTGATCGGAGCGGCCAAAATCAAACAGCTCCAAGCAGCAACGTCCAAGCCTTCACCGAGAAGTGAAGTTGTTCCAATCGTAATCGCTGCCGTTCTCATTCGCTGCATTGCCTCGGCTCTCCCTGGATGCGGCAGCTGCCCATGGACAAGAACGTGCTCCACGGAGTCATGGGAAAGCATTCCTGAAATGATCTCGGCATGCTCTATTCTATCGACAAGGATCAGCGTTGGAGAGGATTGCTCTTTCGCTAGCAAGACAATCAATTTATTTCGTTCTGGTGATGTTGTGAGAGCGCTTACATACTCTTGCCATGTGCTGACTAACCCTGGATCGAATCTCGTGTTGATGAGTTTGACCGTTGCTGGAACTGTGGCTCCCCTCCCCTCCACCTCATCACGACAGATCGTTTCGACTGCTGGCCCTATCGCCATGTATAGAAGGTTCTCAAGCCCATCTGCTCTTGTTGGTGTCGCGGTCAGTCCGTATCGAAACCTCGCTGACAGACGCCCTAGAAGGCTGAATGTGTTTTGAGCGGGAATGTGATGCGCTTCATCTACAAGTACGAGTCCGAATTCGTCTGATAACTTTTTTGCCTGTTTTGCAGCCGTCTGCACCATGGCTATCGTGATCTCATTTCCGATCCACCAGTGCCCGCAGCCGATGAATCCGGCTGTGAGCCCTAGACGCTCTTTGATAATGCGGTCCCATTGATCCGCTAAGTCGCCTCGATGAACGAGGATTAGCGCCTTCTGGCGGCGTCTACAAATGATTTCCAATCCAATAAAAGACTTTCCAGAACCTGTCGGGCTAATGATACATCCTTGCGACGCGTTCATGGCTTGGTCAACGGCGCGCTGCTGGTAATCGCGCAGCTGCACATCATGGAGGATGGGAAATTCACATGAAATCGATGCGCGCTCGTCAACGAGCTCTACTGCTGTGGCCTGTTCTTCGAAGATATGTAGGAGTCTGCGCCCAAAGCCTACAGGGACGATTATCCCTTCGGTGCGCTCACTAAAAGTCTTTATGAATTGTGGAGTCTTGTAGTTGCTGAAGCCGTTCTTCTCATTCGAGGCGAATCGAGGGTTTTGGAACGTGTTCTCAGCGATAATTTTTGACAGGATTGCTTTAGGGGTGTTCGAAGGGACGAGGATGTTTTCTCTAATCTTGATGGGAATCGGCTTTTGAAGTACAGTTGTGTTGCAATCGCTGTTGATGGCTGCTGAGGGTGTATCTTCAGCGGCTTTTTTTATTTCTAACAAGCTCCCCCCTTCGCTTTTTGAAGAAGCCACTCAATAAGTTCTGACCTAGGGAAGACGATCTTTCTGGAGCTAAGGCGGATTGAAGGTGGCGCCTTGCCGTCTTTGATGGAGATGGAAACTGCGGCTGGGGTTTCGTACAAATTTAGGTCGATGAGGTCTTTGACTCGGAGAAACTGCGGGTAACGCTCAAGTTCTACTACTAGCGATGAAAAGGTCGACATACAGCCTCATTTGAGGCCGAAAGAAGGACTTTTTAGGAAACGAACATAAAAAGTTGCCAAAAATTATGTTCGTTTTCATAATTGGGGGTACAACAGGTTCAAAACGTTGTACTGAAATACCGAGGTTACAGCCTCGGTATTTCTACTTTTTTCTTAACCCTTCTTTCGGGTTTAAATTAAATTCAAAAGTTACTCCAAATTTTGTTGTGATGTCAAGCGAAAAACAGCGTTCTCATTAGATTTTGAGCAGCCTTTTGCTTTGTGGTGTCTAAGTGGTATTGAAGTGACATTGTAGTGATGTCTGCACGACACCAAGGTGACACCATAATGACACTAATCAGCAAGATTTGCGGCGCTGTTGTTGACGGCGGCGCCGGCCTTATAATAGTTCATGGCGATAGAGACGCTCTTGTGGCCTGTCATCCCCATTATGTCGCCAAGCGGCTTTCCTCGCCTTCCACCTTCCGTTATGAAGCCACTTCGCAAACTGTGCGCACCATACTTTTTGGGATCATAGCCGGCAAGTTCTGCGCGCTTCTGAACTATTCTAAAGACATCAATTGGACACAAACCTTTATCACCTATTTCACCTTTCTTGCTGATAGGGCGGAAGATGGGACCGCTTGTTATATTCGCTGTTTTGAGCCATTCACCGAGAGCATGCGCAGCTCGTCCCTTAATAGGAACAGTGAGCCCCTCCCCTTTTTGATCCGTCTTGTTTTTCGGCATGCGATAAAGAAAATTACCGTCGTTTAGAGGACTTAAATCCTCGATCATCGCATCCGTCACCTCCGACCTGCGCCTGCCACCGCTTGACCACGCAAAAAGAAGTAGAGCTTTATCGCGTACATCAATTAGTTTGCTTTCGCATGTGCTCAAGAAGTCATCTAGAACCTCTTTTGTGATTGCTAGACCTCTTGATTTTGTCCCACCATATTTCTTGGTGAGCTTAGACAAAAGCATGCGAATTTTTGGCGAGTCACATGGATTGGGAAGCTCTTCGAGTTTTAGGAAAATGCGAAGAGATGTGACTCTACGCTTGATTGTGGACATGCTATGAGTGCCCAGCTCATATTTGTAACCTTGCTTCACGAGCCTCTCGTCTATCTCTGGAATCATGCTCTCAGCATGCTGTACGATGAATGCGTTGACGTGAGCTTCATTGACGGGTTGCTTGAAATCAAACCCGACAGCAGCTAACCATGCTTGCCAGTAGATAAGATCACTGTTGTAGGCGCGCTTCGTGTTTTCGGTGTTGTATTCTTGAATTCTCTCAAAATGTCTTGCAGCATTTGGGTCGAAAAGCCTGTGTCCAAGTCCGCCAGATCGCGAATTTGCTTTTGGAATATAGTCTCTGAGACTTGGAGCGTATTTGATCATTGAGTACTTTAAGTCATCGTGAGAGGGTTGTATCAGGTCTGTAGGGTCGCCGAACACCTCGTCCAGTACAGCCGCAATAATTCCCCGAGGTATTCGTGTGGAGCATAGTTCTTCTTTCGGTATGCCCGAGCGTTTTGAGAGTTGCTCGTAGAACATCTCCTCCTTTTGCTGCACCTTTGTTTTAACTTTGATTTCTATACGAAGCGCGTCGCCCGCTTCCTTGGCCTCTTGCTGGTACATTTCGCAAAGCCTGGGCAGCATCACCATTTCAATGTCTTCAACAGTGGATTTATCGGTTATCAATGAATTCATGTAATTCAAGCCTGTTTTTGTGTTCGATAAGAGGATGTTATCGAACATAAGGCAATTTGACAAGAGTTAAGTTGTGTTAAAGTTCGTTTCTCCATTATGGTGTCACACTGACACCGTTTTAACACCATGAGGTAGCAAATGATCATCGTCATCGGAGGAATCAAGGGCGGCAGCGGAAAGACAACCCTTTGCACAAATCTAGCTGTCATTCGAGCTTTACAAGGGAAAAAGGTTCTACTCGTAGATGCAGATGAGCAGCGCTCGGCATCGGACTGGGCAGAACACAGGGAAGGCCTAGGGATCACGACTCCATGGGCGACGATTCAGTTAGCTGGGGCAGCTGTGCGCACCCAGATCATGAAGATGGCTGATAACTATGATGACATATTGATAGACACCGGCGGCAGGGACACAACGTCGCAGCGCTCAGCGTTGACGATAGCCGATATCTTCTTGGCCCCGTTCCAGCCTCGAAGCCTAGACGTGTGGACCATAGGAAAGGTGACCAGCCTCTTGAGTGAGATCAGGTCGGTAAATCCAAACCTTAAGGCTTACGCAGTGATTAATAGGGCAGACCCGCAGGGGATGGATAATGCTGATGCAGCCGAAATCATTAAAACAGCAGATGCTATTCATTATATCCCAGTAACGATAGGGCAACGCAAAGCATTTGCTAATGCCGCTGCAGAAGGACTTGGAGTGGTTGAGTTGAAGACGCAGGATAAAAAAGCTGTTAGCGAAATCAAACAGCTATGTGATCTGATATTCAATGTCAAAACGACATCAAAGTGACACCATAAAGACACCAAGCTTACAGGAGAATGACGATGGTTATTAAACAGAAGGTCACCAAGAAAGAGAACTCAACCCGATCCTTTATCGAAGCCAACGAAGACATTATCAACGACGTCATCAATCGCGGCGGCAAGACAACGTTGGAAAATCAGAGAGAAGGCGAAGAGGAAACAAGGTTTACGCTACGGCTCCCATCAAAGCTGATAGACTCGCTTGATAAACACCGGTCCAAGCGCATGGGAAACATCTCCAGGAACCAGTGGATAGTCGAAGCGATAGCTGACAAACTGGCATCAAAGTGACACCGTTATGACACCAAAAACATGTCTTTTCCTAGGTGAAATCCATGAAAAAGAAAAGACTGTCCACTAAACTACGGACGAAGCAAACGCCATCCAAATCAGACAGAGCCAATAACGCCAGCAAGAGACTGAATTTAATTATCTAAGCAACAACAGTGCTTTACTTGTTCGTTGGAATGTGACGGATTACAAGAATAATGCTCTCAGGAACATAAATTTCTAAGTGATTGTCGTTAAGCGATAGCCTCGAGCCCTTTTCTATCCACTAAGTTTAGCATTTTGAGAGCCATTCCACTGGGGTGCTTATCACCGCGTTCCCATTGTTGCACTGTG